TGTCAAACTTTTCAGGTAAATGTAATCCCCATTCTTTTGTTTCCCATTCTTCAAACCTACACTTACGACCTTTCTTAGTTCTTATTACACCTTTTTGATCAGCTGTAATCATACACTTCTCAGCTAATTGTTTTACGAATGGAACCTTAGCATTGTATTTATTAATTAAACTTGTAGCTGCATCTATAGTTACCCCTAAACTATTTGCTAATTTATTTTTACCCATACCATACATCAAACCAAGTCCTATTGTTTTTGCTTGTGTTCTTTGAATACCTACTAAGTTAGCTACCGTTTGATGAAAGTCTGCACTAGAATTTTTATAAGCATTAACTAATTCATGAGAACCTTCATATCCCTCACCAACAGATGCAGCATAGTGAACCGTCATTCGTGGTTCTTGCTGCGAATAATCAAAGCTTCCCCACTTGCATCCTTCCTCAGGTAAAAATAATGAACGTATTTTTGGACCAAACTCTCTGTTCCTAGCTGGTATTTGTTGTAGGTTTGGATTAGACATTGATAATCTTCCTGATACAGTGCCTCCACCATCAGATCTTAACTGTTGTATCTCTCCATGTATTCTTCCTTTAACTTGGTATCTTAAAATAGATGTTATAAAAGTACCATGAAACTTGTTTAATTCTCTTGCTTGCAATATTAGTTTAGCAATTTTATGATTACAATTAACTAACCAATTATGTGTAAAAGACGGTTCATTTGATTTAGCTGTTCTTGGGTATTCAATATTTAACTTATCGAAAGCGGTAGCTATTTGTCTAGCCGCCCAAATATCTACATCTTTACCTGAAATTTTTTTAATATCATGTAATACTTTTTTTTCTTGAGCTACCATTTCTTTTTGTAAAACATTTGCTTTTTCTACATTCACCCTAACACCTTTTTGCCTCATTTTAATTAATGTTGGTAAAAGATTAGATTCTAATTCCCAAATAGTCGTTAAACTTTGTGTTAATATTTCCTGTTTAAATCTTTGCCATAAAAGCAACGTGAGTCGTGCATCTTGTTCAGCATAATGTCCAACATATTCTGCTGGTAACTTCCACATCTCTGCCTTTGCATCAAGGCCATGTTCTTCTGCTGCTTGTCTCAAATCTGTTTCAGCTTTTAATTCACCAAGGTAGTCCATAGCTAAACTATTTAAACTATATTGAAATCTATTTTCATCAATTAATGCTGCAGCAATCATGGTATCAATAATCTCACCATTTACTTTATATCCTGATGCTTCTAACCAACCTACATCGTATTGAGCATTATGAAATATTTTAGGACAAGGCAACGCACAAATTTCTTTTATATAATTTTTAACCTGTTCAGGAATCATATTACCTCCACCAAAATGACCAAACGGAAAATAACCTTGCCATCCTTCTACTGCTACTGCAAATCCTATAATCTTACCTTTACCGATAGCCCATCCAGCTCCTAGTTTTTCAGTAAGACCATCATCTTTTGTTTCTAAGTCAATTGCTATTTCCTTTGCATCTGATAGATCTTTAAACTCAGATGGGCAAGACCATATATGTTTTTTAAAATTCATAGTTAGTTGTAGACTCATTTTTCCCTTTCATTATTCTATGTGTACAAAATCTTTAGCTCCTTCAAAAAGATAACTATACCATCCGGTTACTATTGCTTTTTCTTTTTTCTTATTAATTTGTCCTTTATGGGTATGAGTCCAATCTGCAGGCCAAATTAGAGTTAAACCTTTCTTACAAGGTGTAGTAATTTTTTGATACTTGAATTCTGTTCCAGCATCTTTTACATCCCATAAGTATGTCATAAAAACTAAACATCGTTTTGTGTTTCTTAAATCAAATCCATTTCTCTCATAATGAAATAATTTAAAACCAGCACCAGGTTTATAAAATTGTAAATTGTAATTTTCTATAACATTAAATCTTTTTAAACTTCCTACTTCAGGATATTGTTTGATATAATCTTCTAAGCAATACTGTAGTTCATGACGATATGCACCCCAAGGATGATCAAATCTTAAAGAATGTATATGCAACTCCTTTGATTCTTTAACACCTTTTTTATACTCACCCTTACCAACATTACCTTCACTCAACAGTTTTTCATTTACTTTCAAATAATTTACTAAGTCATCACAAACTTTGTGATTAATTATCCAAGCTCCTATATGATATTTTTTATCATAAGCTGGTTTAAAAGGCTTTATCATTTTTTCCTTTTTTGTTTTTTTAATCTTGCTATCTCTAAGTCACAATAATGTTTCACTTTTTGTAGATCTTCAACGCCATTTTTTTTTAAGTATCTAATAATATATTTTATACATACCCCTTGGAAAAAACTTAACTTATTTTTTGCAATAAAATCATATGGACTAATGACATATCCTTTGTAGTGTTGGCCTCCTACTTGTCGATCTTTTGTGTGTTTATCAAACTCGTCAAACATATTCACATCTGTACTCATTTGTCCCTTTCTAGTATATATACTAAATAATCTGAACCAATCGGATAATTATATTTATAATCGCTTTTTAAAAGATGTAAAGATTTTTTAGCTCGAGTTGCTCCTGTATACCAAACTTTTCTTTCATCCACTTTTTCATCAATATTTTTTGTATCAAAGTTAGATGGATAGTTTGCTTTGTTATACATAACCACATGATCAGCTTCATCACCTTTCACAGAATGTATCGTATCAATTACAATTTTAGGATTTGCATCTAGTTCAGCTTGGCCATATCTTCTTAATAATCTAATAAAGTGACGTTTTTGATTCGGTTTAAAATTTCTTCTTAAAATAAAATACCATGGTGTTTTTTTCTGTTCATCAGGTATTTCAAGTCCACACCAATCTTTAAGTTCCTCAAAATTATAATCTCTAAAATCGGGTTCCGACATCCAAAATTTATCTCCTCTAAAATTTGTAGTCGCTAAATTATTTATAAACTTATATAGATTTTGTGCTTGTGGTTTATTTATTTTTTTATTATTAGATAATCTCGTCCAACTTTTAATTGCCTCCCATTGGTGTATATCAAAACATTTGTTATCTTTATTATCTTTAAAATATAAGCCTGAGTCTTTTGCCAACATACGCAGTTCATTTACCCAGGTGTTTACTCTTCCTAAAATAAACCATGTACCCTGCTCTTTCTCAAAAGGTATTTCTTTAAAATTTAAATAACGTTTTACATAACCTTCTGTATCACCAGGTTCATATTCTTTTTCCACACTGTCTAAAATACCTCTTCTTATAACTTGTGAGAAATCATATATTGCTTTACCAAATCTTCTTGTCTTCCTTAGCTTTACTGATCTACCTGGCCAATACTCCGTAAAGTAATTTGAGTCAGCTCCATTCCAACCATAAATACCTTGATCATCATCACCAGCTAAATAAACTCTACCGGCCTTTTTTGCTATCTTGAAAATAACTTGCCATTGTAAAGGTGTACAATCTTGTGCCTCATCTAAAATTAAAACATCTATAGGTGGAAATTGAATTGTACTTTGTAAACATCCCTCAATCATATCATCAAAATCTATGAAAGATCTTTGACCTCCACTAGTTTTATATTGTTCGTAAATCCTTATTTTATTTAAATAGACTTCTAGATTATCTCGTTTATAACTCTCTCTTTTATAAGCATCTATGGGTTTAATCCTCATGTTTCTTGATTTACTGTACACACCAATAGACCAATCTTTATAAGTAAAATTATCATCCGCTAATCTTTTGTCTGATCTCTTTACAATTTTATTTTGTAAAGCGAAGTCAATCATACATTCTTTTGGATCAAATACTTCTGCATCATGATAAAATCTTTTACACCAACTATGTAAAGTTTTGAAATTATGAAAGTCATCTTCTTTATATTCATTAAAAGCAGCTAATGTTCTAACCACTGCTGTCTCTACTGCTTTATTTGTAAAAGATAAAAATACAATCTGTTGAGGTCGAACACCTCTTTTTAAATGGCCCTTCAATACTCTTTCAATTAAAGTATATGTTTTACCTGTACCAGGTGGCCCAAAAATTTTAATAGTTTTTTTCTTTAAACTTTTTAAGTTTGCAAGCGTGTCAGCTTTAGAACTTTCCTGTATGGTATTCATCTTCTAATTCAGATACTGGTTCTTTTCCTTTTTTCACTTTCTTTTTAATATCTCTATAATTTACAAAGTCAGGCATTTTAACTTTCCAAACATTTTTTTGTTTCTTATAATACTCAACTCTTTCACAACCCAAAAGATTAAGAGCCTCTTGTGTATTATTAAAAATTCTTTTACCTTTGTCTAAATAAGTTGTTAATGTTGACTTTTTGAAATAACACATGCCATCATCTTTATCAATTGTTACATATTTATCTTTAAGTTTTTCTGCTGCATCTTCTTCAACATGACTCTCAAAGAAACCTTTTAATATATTATATTGTTCCTCTGTAAGAGTCTCTTCAAATTTTAAATTTTCATTCTCCTCTGCTCTTTCAACTAAGTTACTCATAAGTAGTTCAAATAGTTGTGGACCGCTCTTTACTCTAGGTAATGTTTTCCAAAATATTTTGTAATTCAATAATTTTACTCTAAAAGATTTTTCATCCTTCATGTCTTCAGGGTTAAGAAATATCTCTTGGTCTTTAAATTTAAAACTATAAGTTATTGATTTTAATTCTTTTGTAAATTTAATTTCTTTAAAATCATTTATTAAATCAGGAACTTGCTCTTCTTTATTTAAACCTAACTTTCTTTTTTTACATTCTTCTTTATTACAGATAGGCACAAGTCCATTATATCTTGGCGGACATTTATAAAAATATTCTTTATTCTTTGTTAAAGATTTAAGGACGGTAGCCGTGACCTCTCTATCATTAAGTGGTGATGTAAATACTTCTTTATTTTTTTCTAGTAGTTTTTCACCAAGATCCGTAGGTGAGATATTACCCTCATGTTCTTTTTGTATAAGAACACCAACATTAAACAACATGTCATTTCTATGATTACCCGCCCATTTTTCTCTCATTAAATTTTGAACACATGGTGGATATTCACTGTATAAAGAAATATCTTCAGGCGCCTCTGTTTTAATGCCTTTTAATTTTTCAATATCACATAGATTAGCTTTTACTAATTCTATGAATGCACCAACTAACAAACCGTTCCCGTAAGAATCAAAAGCGTGTTCTGATGTTGCATTAACTTTGAAGTATGGCATGTTCACTGCTTTATTTTGTGGAGGTATAACTTCATTACTACCAAAATATTTATTGTTCCAATCATCTAGTATGGCTGATGCCTCTTTTAAATCTGTCCAATCTTTGAAAAAAATAAATAAATGTAGTCCACCTGATTTAGATTTTACAGGCACTAAAGGTAATTTATAATTTGAGATAATGTCTATGTATTTTTTTGATGAGTAATCTTTATAATTTCTTGGGTCTATATCAATACATCCCCATTTAATTTTGTCTTCGTAAATTGGAAAGATACCCATACGTTGTTTACCATCTAAATGGTTTTGCCATAAAGATTCTGTGACAGGTTTTTTTTCTTCCCAACAATTTGCTTCGCGCTTGCCTTTCTCATTGACCTCTCCCGTGAGAGAGGTCATGAGGTGTTTGTTAGGATCTCCCTGAAAAATTTCTAAAAGATCCTTTATCATTAAAATGGAGTTGATCCGTTGGATTCTACCTTTTTAAGTTTTTGTTCGTCTGCAAAATCTACATCACCGAAGATGTCATTCTTTGCACAGCTATTAAAGAAATCAAAGGAAGTCTTTAATAACTTTGTGTTTTTCTGAGCATCTAAGTACCGATTAAACTCAACATTCCAACCAGCCCACTTATATTGTGAGTTGCTTTCTCTTGATGTT